CTTTGAATTGGATTGTCAACTCCATACTTTTCTTGCATTTTGTCTTTGAAAGAACTTGAAGAAAAATAATACTCGGAACCATACTTTTTCAAAGAAGTTTCCTTCATCTTATCCTTAACTTCTTGGCTTTGAGAAGGAATCTTTGTTCCATATTTCTTTAAAGACTTCTCTTTCTTTATATTCTTTATTTCTTTGAGTTGAGATATGTTTTCAACTCCATACTTCTCAAGACAAGTTTGTTTTATCTTATCACGAACATCTTTTCTTTGGCTTGGATTTTCGACTCCGTACTTCTCAAGATTGATTCTTTTTATACATTCGGACTTCTGTTCTTTTGTTTTTATAAGATTGAATTTCTTGATATGCTGTGATGTGAAGTCTTTTCCTATTATTTCTTTGATTTCATCTTTGGACAGATTAAGCTCCAGATACAGGTATCTGAGGTCATCAAGAGTTGCATACTCCTTGAAACCAAGAGGATTTTCCTTGAAATTTCTGCTTAGTCTTGAATAATCTATCTTCTTCATAACATCTGAAATTCAAAAGAATGGAAGACTTTTTGAAAGTCTTCCATCTGTATTATGTATGCATTACCCAAATTAAACAAGCTTATTATCTACGAAAGAAGTGTATGCCAATGTTAGAGATGGTTTGATTGCTTCAGGGGATGAGCCATCTCCCAATTGAGGAAGGGTATAATCAGATAGCCAAGCTCTGTCAATTTTCCAACTCCATGCATCACTCCAAGTATCATCGCATAAGTAAAGCAATATTGTTGCTTCTCTTGAGTTTCTTGATGCAATCTTGTTCGTATTGTATTCGTTACATAGCTCTCTCCATTGTCTGATGAATTCCATAGTTTTTGCATCTACGGTTTCTAATAAAGTTAATGTCAATGTTTGAGAGTAAGTTTTTCTTCCTGGAGTTCTGATAGTGTTCTCTCGGATTGTGGTTTCAATAACTCCGACGCTAGCCTTAGGAACATCCATGGTTACTGCTCTTAAATCAACGTCAGTAGAAGTGAATCCGCTAACTGCTGGCATCTTAGAAAATCTTGCATTCCACTTCGAATTTTTAATTATATCAGGTAAGCTTGAGATCTGAGATAAATTTAATTGACCCATTATAATTCTCCTTATATAAGTTTAGTGTGTAGATATCTACTCTAATATAAAAGAGAATTTTCAAAAATCCATACTTTACTTCCACAGCTGAATAGCTGAAAATATCCAAGACCCTGCATAATTTCTTTCTCGCTGTCTCCAACCAAACCCCTTTTAAGAAGTTTGTATTTCTGGCATTGGTATCTAGATAATACGTTGTCCTCCCTTGCCCACACATAATCAGGGTCTGTTACTTTTTCAAGCCTAAAACCAAGATTAGAATACAGAGTTCCTCTGCCTTTATCCATATGAGAGTATGAATAAATCGATTTTGGTTGATACTTTTTAATAAAGTGTTTAAACAGTTTACTTGCACTTCCAATAACTGAAGTATTCTTTTTGTTACAGAATCGGATTAATTCATATTCCCACCTTTTGTCAAATCTTGGTTTTCCAAAGGTCATGAGAGAAACTGGTTCATCTCCAAAATAGAGTCCTAACTTAACTGAAGCATTTGTATTTCCCTGAAGATGGTTTTCTTTAAGAAATATTTTTGCTTCTTCAGAAGAAACTTCTTTCAATTCACATTGTCTTGCATAGATCTTTCTTTCATTTCTTCCAAGAAGATTGTTTATTTGGCTTAGAATTATAGATCGTTTTCTTTCATCTAACCATTCATATTCCCAGATGTGATATAAGAATATTCCTTTTTCTTCTGCTAATAAAGATTTATTTTGATGGTAACTAGGATTTTCTCTGTGCTGTTCAGAATGCCAGTAATTTCCATTAAATTCAATACCAAACTTATGTTCTTCATTGTACAGGTCTATTTCATAAGGAGGAATAATAGCTTTGGTTTTGATAAAAGTATTTGGGAATAAAGATTGCAATTCAAGTTCATAAGAAGAGGTGTAATGTTCTACTAAATCCCAGAGTCCATATTCATGACAATGTCGCTTAAAAGCAGTTATGCACATATCCAATTTCTTTGCCATATGTGCACTTGTTTTTATTTCCTGTGTTTCTATGAAAGCCTTAAGATTTTCTGGAGAAGAAAGGATCTTTGCTGTATTTTCGTTAAAATGCAAAGGTTTAAATCTGGAAATGTTATCTACTCCATATTTTTGTTTTAGTGTTTCTGTGATTTTGTTTCTGACAGAATCTAGTTCTAGCTGCCAACGCACTCCATACTTTTCAAGATTATTTCGCATTAATTTTTCCTGAAATTCTTTACTTTTCATAGGATTTGTTTCACCATAACGTTCAAGATTAGTTTGTTTTGCCTTTTCTCGAACTTGAGGACTCTGCATTGAGTTTTCGTATCCATATCTTTTCAGATTTGTTTCTCTGGATTTCTTTTTAACTGATTCTACTTTGGTTGTACACTCAACTCCATATTTTTCAAGGCAAGTTTCTTTCATTTTCTTTTTGACTTCTTCATTTTGCGAGGAAGCAGGACAACCATATCTTTTCAGATTTGTGGCTTTTACCTTTTCTTGAACTTCCTTATTTCTCATTGGAGAAGTGTATCCATATTTCTCAATATTTGTTGCATCTATTTTATCGCGAATCTGCTTGGAAGAAACAGCATGAGCAGTTCCATATTTATCTAAACATGTTTGCTCCACTTTTTGTTTGATTTCATTTGTTAACAAACCCCATTCTGCACCATACTTTTTAACGTTTGTTGCTTTGGCTTTATTCTTGATCTGTTCGTTTTTCATTGGATTTGTGCAACCATATCTTTTTAGACAAGTTTCTTTTGCTTTATCCATAGTATAAATGCGTGCACATTTTGGGGAGCAATACTTAAAATATCTGAATTTGATTGTGTCAAACTTCTTTCTTGTTCCACAGGGACAGAATTGCTCATCTATAAAACCTTCTTCATGCATATGCATATGCCAATAAATAAGTTCCTTTGCACTTCTGATTAAATCTGGATAAGTAGCTTGTAAAGAACTCAATAATTCCTTGTTGGAAAAAGTTGCTTTTCGGGGATTATCTATATCATGAATAATGGACAAATCCAATTCATTAATTGCTTTTTGCACAAATTCTCTGTTCATAATTAAATCAAATTATGCAAAAAGGAAGAGGCACAGACCTCTTCCTTCTATAGCATTTGGAATATCTGATCTAAGTTAGACTGACACCTTCTGCAGTGATAATCAATTTGTTTGTAATGAATTCTGCTGAGTAAAGTGGTTTAACATAAGTCCAGATTATCAATTCGTTGTTTGAAATTACCTGAGCTGTGTTATTTGTTGTATCACAAACACATTTGAATTCACTGATACCCCTCCTTGCCTGAATATCGGTCAAATAGTCTTCTACAATAGTAGTAATTTCACTTCTTGTCTGTGAATCATTGAACTCACCAATATAGTTTTCCAAGTATTCTTCGATAGCAGGCTCTATTCTGATAAGCATCATTCTGACATTTATACGATCCAATGCTGATGCACCTGATTGTAACGTTTTTTGACCCCAGATTACAATACCTTTTCCAGAAGTTTTTCTGATTGGGTTTAATCCGTTATCATATAAGTAGTTCAAATCACCTGATTCAAAAGTACGTTTGACATCGGTTACATCAAGAACACCTCTTCTGAAACCAAGAACTGGATACCAGATTTCATAGTTTCTATCAGCATCAATTAATGCTCCTGCTAATTGTCCATCTGGAGCTGCCCATATATCTCTGTTGTTGAAGTAATCAAATACTTTAACGTGTGGCGTAATTAAAGCACCATAAGATGTATTTGCATTTAATTGGTTCTTTCTGTAATTAACTAAAGCATTTTTATAATCTGCTGAGCTTTCTGCTGATACTGGAGTAGAAAGAATTGCGAAGCAATCTTGTCTTTCTTTGGCAATTCTTAACATTTCTGTATGATATGCTGGAGTTGCCCATCCACCATCTATTAATAAAGTGATTTTGATTTCATCTTTATTTGCAAATTTCTTAACTGCTTTGATCATTGATGCATCTGTAACTGGAGATCCATCTGATCCACCTTTAAGAGAAGTTCCTTTTGCTTCTGATGCTGGTAATTGGTCTGCACTTACTGCTGCATTGACAAGACCTCTGATATAATAAGATCCTTCGAGAACGGTTTCTACATAAAGGGAATTTCCACTTCCATCAAGATGAGATGGATCCAAAGAACATAACCAAGATTCCAATTCAGTATTCAAGTTGCTTGATTTGAATACTTTGATTAAGAATGCATTCTTTTCTCCAACTGTAGATGGATAATCTGTATAGTTATAAATCTTAACTACGATATTGTTGTTCCATTTTCCTTGATTTGCTCCATAAATCAATAAGCAAGGAACTCCTGTATCTTCTCCACCATATTGTGTTGTGGTGAAGTCAAAATTGGTATCTCCATCTGCAATTTCTGTGATTGATCCACCAACTGAATGAGTTATAGTAACAACTGCTGAATTATCTTCGTAAGTACATTTAAACTCTTTTGCAGAAGTATTGAGTTTAACAAAAGTTTTTCTGGCAACTTCTGCTACAGTTTCATTTGCATTGATTTCAACTGCGATTCCAGTCATACCATAAGGAGAAGTTGGAGCTGGATCTGAAGAAGAATCAGTTGCTTCTTGTTCAGTTATGTAGATGAAATCTGTGGTTCCAGCATCTCCATCTTCGGTTTCTTCCGCAGATTCAATCGAAACTTTATTGCTTGAACTTGTTGCTGTGAAACCTGAGATTCCAGAAAGTGCATTTGCAAAAGCTCTTGCAACTTGAGTTGAAGTTGCACCTGCTTCTAATTCTGCTTTTATTGCAGTTAAATCTGTAAGTTCTGGATCTGAACCTTTTCCATCTACTACAAAATATACATATTGTTTGCTTCCTGGAAGCATGATGTATTTTGCATATCCATCTTCTACTGCAAGATTTTCTGCATCTGTTACTGTATAAGATGCTTTTAATTTGTTTCCTGCTATTTTGTACCAAACGTATTGTTTTGCTCCTGGAAGAACAAAATAAGTTCCACTCAAAGAGCCTTCGATACAAGCTGCAAAGGAAACTTCTGAAATTTGAGGCGACAAAGTTCCTGCTACATCTTTGAATAAGTAAGCAGTTGGATCTTTAAGACCAATGCTTAATTGTTCTGATGTACCTGAAACAGTTTTTAGAACTACACCACCATAGAGTGCATCTTCTGGAACTGCTCTTTGTACCCATAAAGAGTCTGATTTGTTTAATACTGATAGAGCTGAGAAATGAGCAAGAGTATCACCAACTTCTACTGCTTCATTTTCTGTGTAGTACTTTAAGTACTCTGTGTCTGAAGATATTAATGTAGGAATAGTTGGACCTTTCTTGGCTGCAACTACAATACCTGTTGCAACACCTGTAGATCCTGATACTCTATAACTCTGATCAACTTCCTGTGTTTTAGTGTATGGTGCTACCATTTGCTAATTCTCCATTTCTTTATAAAGTTATACGAATTACATACCCAAATTTAAGTGTGGGTGCATACAGTAGCAAAACAAAAGATGGTTCTTGTGGGAACCATCTTTTGCCAAAATTTGAAAGCAAAATTAACCTTCGATCTTTAAAATCTCTCTTGGATTGAAAGAGCCTAATTTAGAGAAATCTGGAATTTGAATTTCCTGACGAGGAGCTACTACACAATCTCTTCCATCGTACTGAATTGTAACGTCATAATTGACTCTTGACTTTATACGACCAGACTTAACTTGTGTTTCCTCTGCATTAACTTTTTCTTGTGCCATTTGATCTGTCTCCTTATGACTCTAATTTAACTTCCGTTGCTTGAGTTGTCTGTGATGATCTTCTTGGTCTCTTCCAAACTTTGGTTTGTTCTCTGAACCATTTAAGTACTTCTTCTTTTTCAAAACGAAGTACTCTGCTTTGAAATCTTAAACATGGACATGGATTTTCTTCCAACTTTGTCCAATCTTTAAGAGCACCAATCTTTATGCCTAAGAAATCTGCCATTTCTTTGGCAGTGTATAATCTGTCTTCTTCCAAGACATTTGTTTCTTCCAAAGAAACTTCGCTGATGTTTGTATCTGTATCTGACATTTATGTCCTCCATTCTTTACATAGTGTTATAAACTTAGATCTTCTTCTTAAATGAAGCAAGATGAGTTCATGATGAATTAAATTCTAGAACAATCTGAATCTATGGTCTTTTGAAATTCTTCTATTTTATCTGGTGACCAAAAATCTGCAGAAGAATCTCCTGCATCTGGAACATATAATTTTATAGGAATCTTGGGGAATCTTTTTCGATATCTTAAAACAAAAGCAGACATCATCGAAGGATCTCCTGTTGCAGGAATAAGGAATTCTATAGGAAGCAACTTAAGATATTCGAATATAGATGGATGAATAACCTGTCTGTATGTAATATCCAAGTTTGAAACATCTATAGCACAGTCACAACAAACAAGTTCTATTTCCAACTTTGGATTCTTTGCTTTTGATTTCTTGAGGAAGGTTTCTACATATGGAGAATTTGCACTTCCATATATTATAAGCTTTTTAACTGAACTATCAAAACTACTATTCAATAGAGTATTATTATAGAACTCCTTCAAGTTCACTGCTGGGCAAAATGGACAAGAATTCTTGCAATTCCTTAATATGATTTTTGCTTCTTGACCTGATATCAGATATATGAAATCTTCTTCAAACTGTATCTTCATTTTAGAATTATGATTAGTCCTATTGTTATTAAAAATGCAACTGCCATTAATCCACATAAGAAATTGAAATCGTCAATTATCTTTTCTCCAAGTTCTGCAAAGAACTTGTCTGCTTTTTCAAATTTCTGGTCTAATTTCTGAATCATCTCTGCAGTATATTGAGAACTTCTATAAGTATGTTTAAGTTCTGAATCCATTTCTTGTGGAATGGTTAATATGAGTTCTGGTTGGCTCTGATCTCTTATTACATCCAAAGTATCTCGGGAGAAGAGTTGCCAGTCTATCTTTCTATGAAGAAATGTTTCTATCTCGGCAGTAGACATTCCCATTGAAAGCATTCTATATACCTTTGCTCTGAAATCCACTTCCTTCGTGAATTCCAGAGAAGATGGTTCTGGTTGCATTGCAGACATTTGTTATAGTTCTCCTGTTTCTGATTGCTGTGCACGTTTACGTGCTTTAAGAGTAAAAATTATCTTCTCCAAATCTTCCATTGCAGGATATCTTATCTGAGATCCACAAGAAAATGTTCCATCTGTGAAGTCGAAACAGTGATTGTATATCATGAGCACCCAAGCAAATTGAGTGTCTCCATAAATGTTATATGCAGCTAAATCTGGTCTTTCATCCTTTGAAGTGATATAAGATTGCAAAGGAAGTTCTTTTAATTCTGTCATGAATACAGAATTTATGGTATGGAAATCTCCTTTTTCATTATATTCAAGGAATTTCTGTAAACTATATCTGTCTTCTGCATCTATATCATCATCTACATAGAACATCCTGCGCCTCCAAGTATTTCGTTTACTATTTTAATTTTCTCAAGAGGACTGTCTTCTTTTAAGAACATAAAAACAGAACCAGAGCTGAACTCGAATTTTGCTCTGAACTTATCTTCTGTTCTGGCAAATAAATCTTTTGAAGTTCTTTTTACTGACCAATTCTTATCTTTGCAATAATTCAAGAAAGATTCTTCATCAGTCTTGCAAATAGATTGGGATCTGGATTCAAATTTCTGATAATCAAGAGCCAAAGCCTCCAACCAAGAGATTGCAGCACAGGCAAAAGAACTTGCTTCAGGAAATGAAGTATTCTCATTTAAGAAGCTCATGGTCAACACATGAGAATCCAATTCATAAGACTTAATCTTATTGATGGAAGAAACAAAACATTTCTCTTTCTCTGTAATGGGTTCTATTTTGGATAAAATGCTTTTAGAAACCAAGCTTCTTCCTCCAATAATCTTTGGTGGGAGAAACATATTCTTCATATTCAGGGAAATTATTTGTAGTTGAGATTTCTCCTTTTGGATATAAGATTCTTGGATATATTCCATTGGTTGAATCGCTCATATCCAATTCACCAGTATTTTCATCAACTTCACCAAGAAGCAATGGAAGGAACATACGTCCACCTATTGTTAAACTGCATAAAGTATCTTCTTCATCCAAACTATACTTCTGCAATCCAGAATATGCAATACTATCAATCTGTACTTTGAGTTGATCTGGTTCTATAGGTTTCCATATAACAGAACCATCTTTGATTTCTCCAGAAGAAGTCCAAGTCGGTTCTTGATTTCCTGTAGTTCCTGCTTGAGTACATTGATACACATAACCATTATATCTTCTTGCTAATCTTCGATATCCTTCGCCAATTTTCTGTTTTGCATTCCAATCTGAATATGGGGTATTATCAAAATAAGTTGAAAATCCATCTGGAACATATTGGAAGAATTGTTTTTCACATCTTTCAAGATAAGACATTGAATTGCTTATATAAGTGAATACAACACTGCAATATACATATCTAACTTCTGTAGTTTCTGCATATAAACTGTCTGAATTAAGAGTAACTGTATATTGTCTGTTATTGGAACTTTGCTGTTGTGGATCTCTAGACCACATGATTGCAATCCAATTTTTACCTCTTTCAGCCATTGGAACTTGACTGAGTCTGCGTTTGAAATATGGATCTAGACCTCTATCAAAATCATAAAACTCAGCAAACAAGAAGTTCGTATTATTGAACTTCTCGTTTAGCTTGTTTAATATTCCTCTGACTGCGAAACGTATTTGCAATTCATTATCCTTTCAATGCTTCTTGAAGAGCTTTTAACTCTTCGCAAATTCTTGTTTCTTTTGCTTCGACAGGTTTCTTTCCAACAACTGCAGTTGGAGCAGCACCTAAAGAAGCAACTGTTCCTGCTGAAGATGCGTCTTCTGATGCAGTTGCTTTAGTCCATTTTACACTGTATCTTTTAGAACCTTCTTTGATTTCTGGGGTTCCAATGTAAACAAGTTTATCACCTTTGAATACTTCGATTTTATCCACTATATTCAATGCTGAGTGTCCTTTGAAGATTCCTCTTACTTCTGCCATTGAATTACAGTTGTATTTTGTAGTTGGATTATATCCTGAATCTTTCTTGTTGTATTGAATAACATGGAATTCTGCATCTTCGTTTACAGACTCTTCTTTATCTTCATAGTCTCCAGGGAATTGTTCTCTTGGATCTATATCATATTCTTTCATTAAGTATTCATAGAATCCTTTGAATTCATCTATGTCTAAATAACGAGAAAGTTCTCTTAAAAGTGTAATAGCAGAATGATCTTCTGCAGTAGTGTATTGTTTAATTGCTGCTATTCTGTAAACTAAATCTCCTTTATCTGAAATATCTTCATTTACAGATTCATTTTCCATATCATCTGCAGGAACTTCTGGAGCATCGATTTCTGGTTCTTCTTTATCTCCAGCAAGGATTTCGTTTCCTTCTTGCTCACCTTGATCTATTGCTTCTTGATTAAGTAAACCATATTTTTCTAAAAGTGATTGAAACTCTCCAGCATGAACTATTTCTTCTTCAGCAATGTCTCTAAATAATTTTGCTGCATCTTCCATTCCATGTTTTTCGCATTTTGCAGCTCTTTTTGTGTATTCAGCTGCAGTTTCATGTTCAGATGCAAGACTTAATCTTACCATTGCCGAGAACTTTTCCATATGATTTTCTTCTTTTGCTTCTTCACCTTCAATTGGTTCTTCTTCAAGTTCTACATCATCTAATTCGATTTCAGCACCATCTTCATTATCATCTTCTGCTTCATTTACAGTTCCTTGAATATTTGCAACCATAACTCCAGAAGAGTATTGATCAAAATATGCATCTTTATCATATTTTTTAACAATTGGATTCAATTCTTTTGCAAGAGCAGTCATTCCTTCATAATCAAGTTCTGTTCTAACTTCTACTTCCATTCCATCTTCGGAATCTTTTACTTCTACTACAGGCATGATGTTTTCTG